CGGTGCAGCCGGAGCTCCCGCGAGCCTCCTCTCAGGTGAGCAAGCCTTCAACAATGTTGACGGTATCCTCTACATCGGCAACGGCTCCGCAGTCGTGCCAGTAGGCGGCGCCCACTACGCGACAGCAGCCGCTCTCTCCACAGAGATCAGCAACCGCACATCGGCAATCTCCTCGGAGAACTCCCGTGCAGTCGCAGCGGAGCTCGCTCTCGGAACTCGCATCGATAATGTCCTCAGCAATGTGGACGGCGCAGCCCTTGATTCGTTAACGGAGGTCGTGAGCGCCTTCCAGAGCGCAGACTCCTCGCTCAACGGAGCGATTACCAGCCTTGCCAACAGCGCCTCCTCGGCCCTCACCTCAGAGGTTAACCGTGCGACAGCCGCCGAAGGCGTCATCGCCGCCGGTCTCGCTCAAGAGCTTCTTGATCGCGCCGCAGCCGACACGACCCTCCAGGGCAACATCAACACCGTTGCAGGCAATCTCTCCACAGAGACCTCCGCTCGCACCAGTGCTGATTCCACATTGACATCGAACCTCTCGAGCGAAATCTCGCGTGCGACCGCTGCAGAGGGCGTCATCGCCGCCAATTTGGCGACAGAGATCACGGATCGTGCCTCAGCAGTGACCGCAGTGACCAGCTCGCTGAACAGCGAGATCAGCCGCGCCACAGCAGCCGAGAGCTCCATCTCGACCCGCGTTTCCGCCCTCGAGGCAGAAATCGACGGCGGCAGCTTCTAAGCTCCCTCCCTCCCCACAGCGGTGGCGCGGTTCATACCGCGCCATCGCTCCCCTTTCCTAAAAATTAATTCTTAAAACTTAAAATGGCCATTCAGCTCCTTCGCTCTACGGTTGCCGGCCGAGTCCCTACCGCCGCGCAAGTGGCCGTGGGCTCGCTCGCCCTCAACCTCGCCGACCGCATCCTGTATTCCAAGGATGCAAGCGGCACGGTCTTTTCTCTGAGCGGGGGCAGTGCGGCAGTGGCCTACCTCTTTTCCGCCGCAGTCAGCGGCAACTACCTTTACATGGGCCGCTTGGCTGAGTCGGACATTCCCTCCTCGGGCTCGCCGGATAACGCCACAGCCTGGACCATCTACCGCATCGCCAGCAATGCGGCGGGCGACGCCACCGCCACCCAATCCGCCACCGGCGCGTGGTCAAACCGAGCCTCCCTTTCCTACAGCTAAACCCAAAAATCCCCACCCATGAACGCTACCAACCCAATCGAAATCGCCGGCAAACAATACCCAAAACTCTCGCTCAATTTGGCCATATCGGGCCGGTATCTGGGCGACGGTTCTTCAGACGCGCAGGTCGCTATGCGCCTGGTCCCGACTTGCATCGAGAACGGCGAGGTCATGACCGCCGACGAAGCCGCCATCGGCATTGCGCTCGGATCACTTGCAGGAAGCGACGAAGCCACACAGCAAGCGGTTGGCGCGATCCAAGCCGCCCTCCAAGCCTACATCTCAGCGAAAGGACTCTAATCATGGCCACCTACTACGCCCGCAAATCGGGCAACATAAATGCCGCTGATGTCTGGGCCACCACCCCCAGCGGCACAGCCGCTGCGGTCAGTTTTGCAAGCGGCGATGTCCTCATGGCAAACTCGTTCACGATCACCGTAAATGTGTCCACCGATCTTGGCGGCACGGGCGAGGTTAGAAACGACACGACCGGTGGAGCCACCGCAAGCGGCTCGTTCACCTTGGCCGATGGCGTCACCCTTACGGCCAATATTTATGCAAGAGCGTTCGCGTGCGTAAATTTTTCATCCGTCCTTCCAGCTCAATCCTATGTCGTCGGTAATTGTTTCGGAAGCACCAGTGGTGGTAACTCCGCTCATGGCGCAAACAACACCTCTACCGGAAATCTTCACATAACTGGGAATTGTTACGGGTCAGTCGGCACCATTTCCTTTCCATCCAATGGCGCAAACAATGCAAGCACTGGCAACCTCTACATCACTGGAAACTGCTACGGCGGCACAGTTGGAGCGCACGGGGCCAGCAATGCAGGCGGAACCCTCACATTGACCGGCACCGCGCTGGGTGGGACAGGCACTAATTTTGGCGTCTTTAATGCAGGCGTCGGGTCTGTTGTGGTGGCAGCAGCGCAGGGCGGCGTCTCTGGTCCTGGGGTTTCAAACGCCTCAACCGGTTCTGTAAGCGTCACCCGTGCCGTTGGCAACGCCTACGGCCCCGGCAACACAGCCGGACTTGGTGCCGCAGTAGGGGCCGCAAATGTTGGCGTAGGCGTCATCGAAATTGAGCGCATCGAATACGGCACATTCGGCATGTCGCCCACCAGCGGCACAGGCATTCGCCTCAAAAAAGCCAGCAGCAATGTCGCTGTTTTTAACTACGCGGACACCGCAGGCGCGAAAACCCTCATCGACGCCACGGCCAACGCCGCGATGCCAGCCGCCACCGATGTGCGCAGCGGCGTGAGCTACGCCAGCGGAGCGCAGACCGGCACATGTGCAGTGCCAGCCGCAGGGTCAGTGGCGCTGGGCGTGCCAGTCGATGCCACTACTGGAACCGCCGTTCTCACGCCTGCTGCCGTGTGGAACTACGCCACCCGCGAAATTAACGGAGGCACGGTGACCAACCTTACCAATGCCCCCGCCAGCGTTACGCCATCCGACATCTGGAACTATGCCACCCGCACTATCACTGCCAACTCCGACATTACGGCCATCAAGGCAAAGACCGACCTCCTCGAGACCACCCGCCTCGCGCAGTGCAGCACCGTCGCCACCACCGGAGCCCAACTCGCCGCCGCGCTGAGCTAACAATGGACACCCACCAAGCCACAGCCAGCTTCACCGGCCTCCTCGCCACCGCGACAGGGCTTACCGTTTCCATGCTGCCGGAGCTGGAGGCGTGGCTTCGTATCGCGTCCTTGCTCATCGGCTGTGCCGTCGGCCTCGCTTCCCTCTACGCCATCCTCCGCAACAGAAAACACCCCCAATAAACCCCAATGATCCCCTATGAATAACATCCTCTCCCGCTTGAAAGAACCCTCCACATTTCGTGGCCTCGCCATCCTCGCTGGTCTCGTCGGCATCACCATCGACCCCGCCCAGGTGAACGCCATCGCCGCCGCCGTGGCAGCCGTCCTCGGCCTCATCGAAGTGTTCCGCAAGGAAGCAAAATGATTCACCCCGCCCAGATCGTCCTCGGCCTTCTCGCCACCGCATTCTCCGTAGGAGCGCTCCTGCTCCTCGGTGGGTGCGCCAGCATCGGCTCCCCGCAAGTCTGCCTCAAAACGGACTACGGCAATTTCTGCTACCAGCTCCCCGAGCTGCCCGCGCCGACCTCGAGCAAATGATTCACCGTCTCGCCGAGATTGCCGCCGAGCAGATCGGCGTGCGCGAAGAGGGGGGCAATAACAATGGGGTGGCCATACGCGCCTACCAGAAAGCGACCGATCTCAAACCGGCTTCGTGGCCATGGTGCGCTGCGTTTGTCGGTTGGTGCATCTCCAAATGGCTCGCCGAACCTGGCGTGCTCGGCTGGCTGAAAACCTCCCGCCCGCTGGATGATTGGCGACCCAAGACAGCGCTCGCCTACGGGTTCATCAACTGGTCCAAGGCCCGCCCAAAGACCACCACTATCCTGTCAGAGGATGTCCGCGCCCAACCCGGCGACATTGTAGTTTTTGATTTCAGCCATGTGGGGATTGTCGAGTTCGATACCGGCTCGCAGCTCATCACGGTCGAAGGGAACACCAACGGGCGAGGCGACCGCGACAGCGCCACGGGAGACGGAGTGTGGCGCAAGACCCGCGCAAAATCCCTCGCCAGAAACTTTATCCGAATACACCCGAAAACCGCATGAGGCCCCCCCTTGACAAGCTCTTCCTATAATAAAAGGAGATGCCAGACGACCAGACCATAACAGAAGGCGACGCCGGATTCCTCGGCATGGCCTCGCGTCTCAATCCCCTCCAGCTCCAGCCGGGCATGGTCCAGTATGTCGAAAACATGCGCCTCGACCGTGGCGTGGCGCAGACCCGCAAGGGGGCGAAGCGGCTGGGCGATGGCATAAGCTCCGGCACGCAGCCGCTCACCATGCCGTTTGCTCTCAATAGCACGGCGATCATACGCACGGTTTACAGCGGCGGCATCTTGGCGAGTGGCGTTTTTTCATCACCGAACTACGACGATGCGAATGAATACATCGTGCTGTGCGGGCCGACCTCAGCTTTTCTCTACCGGCAGGGTGCGGCTATCGAGGAGATTTATTATCCCGAAAACGGCACGGCATCCGATGAGGTGCTGGAGCCGACGGATGATGTGTCCTGCATCCAGGCTTTCAACCGATTTTACCTGCTGCGCGAGGCGGATGCTTCGCTGCCAGGGTGGGGGTGGAAGCTCACCGGCTCTGGTGGCATCGCGGTCTCTGGTGCCACGGCCACGGTCTTCGTGCCCGCGCATGGCCTCGCGGCCGGACAGCGCGTGCGGATCGAGGAGGGCAATGAGGCGGCATTCCAGGGGCATGAGTTCAACATCCTCTCGGCCTCGATAAATTCTTTCACCATCGAGGTGCCTGCTGGCACGGCCAGCGACATCGCCGCTGGGATCGCTATCCGCCGCGTGAAGCCGCCGCTGTGGTGGGATGGCTCGACGGGGGAGTTCCTCCGCGCCGAGGCGGGCGTGCCTGCGGAGGGCGTCACCTACAAGCGCCTGCGCTCTTGCGCGTGGGCGGCCTATATCGGAAACCGCCTCTGGATTCCCGACGGCCGCGACACGGTGGCGATCAGCGATGTGCTGGATCCCGACTTGTTCGACCCCTTTTTCCAATCCTTCCGCGCCAACCAAGGCTCGAATGATTACCTGGTGGCGATTCACCCATGGGTGGAAGGCCAGGCGCTGGTCTTCCTGCGCAACTCGATCTGGCTTGCCAATCTCACCGACACAAGCAACGCGACGGGCGACAACTTCACGGTGGACTCTGCCGTATCCCGCCTCACGCTGCTCACCGACGAAATCGGCTGCGTAGCGCGGCGCTCGGTGGTGACTGCCGGGCAGTTTGTCTTTTTCCTGTCGGATGCCGGGGTTTACCGCCTGGACACCCAGCTCGACCTCAAGCTCCGCGCCAATACCCAGCCGCTGTCGGATTCCATCGCCGACCAGCTCGACGAGATCAATACCGACTACGCCTACGCGGCCGTGGGAAAATGGTGGAACAACCGCTACTACCTGGCCGTGCCGCTCGGAGACACCACGGAGTCGAACAACGCCCTGTTTATTTGGAATGCGCTCAACCAGGCATGGGAGAGCCGCGACACCTACGCCGTCTCGCTCGATGAGCTCCTCATCGCAGGCTACGAGAGCCAACGCCGCCTCTTCGCGGCCGCCCGCACGGGCTCGCTCTTCCTCTTGGACGAAAACGAATACGGCGACGATGTGCCTTTTGCAAATACCGAGGAGCTTTATACCGATGTGGAAGCGGTGCTCGAGACCCGGCGCTTTGGGTTTCAGTCGCTCAACTCCAAGCGCCTCCTCCGCGCCAAGGCCAGCGTGCTCCTGCCGCCGGATGCCGCTTGCGCGATGGATGCCATCACGACCGACTACGACAAAGATTTCCAGATCGCCTCCCTCGCCAACACCACCGAGGAGGAGGAGACCTACACGCTGAAAGCCCCGCTGCGCTGCAAGGCCACCGCAATCGACATCCGCTGGCGCACCACCGCCGGCCGCCCCAGCCTCCGGACCCTCATGCTCGAAGCCGCCCGCTCCAGCATGGACCAGACCGAAACCCGCACCCTCAACTAACCATGGCAACTCTCACTAAAGGCAAAACCTTCACCAACGGCGAACTCGTCACCCCCGCCACGATCCACCAGCTCGTCGATGCGGCGACCATCAGCGGCATCGTGAATGCCGACATTGCGGCTGGTGCGGCCATCGCGGACTCCAAGCTCGCGCAGATCACCACGGCGGGGAAGGTGCTGCCTGCGGCGGTGCAGGGCACGGCGGTCATCACGACTGACTCCCGTCTCTCGGACGCCAGGACACCGACCTCGCATACACACGACGACCGCTACTACACCGAGACGGAGATGACTACTCTGCTGGCAGGCAAGCAAGCCTCTGGAAGCTATGCGCCTGCAACGGGTATTGCTGCGACTGCCATCACAGGCACGGCTGTTATAACGACAGACTCCCGTCTCTCGGACGCCAGGACACCGACCTCGCATACACACGACGCCTCGGCAATCAACGCAGGCACACTGGCTATCGCCCGCATTCCGACGGGCGCGACAGCCACCACCGCCTGCATCGGCAACGACTCTCGCCTCTCGGATGCCAGGACACCGACCACGCACACCCACGACGACCGCTACTACACCGAGTCGGAGATCGACACAAAACTCTCAGGGTTGCCGGTGAGCGGCCACACGCACACGATTGCCAATGTCACTGGCTTGCAAACGGCCCTTGATGGCAAGCAAGCGTCTGGAAGCTATGTCACCAACGGCGGAAGCGTTTCTTCAATTCAGCGGGTCACAGCCATGCCAGCTACGCCTGCCGCAAACACTCTTTATATCGTTATTCCTTAAATGTCTGATATATCCACAGCGAGCGAAATACGCTTAGGCAGCCAAGCCGCGCCTGAGGTTTGGTATGGCTCGACAAAGATATGGCCGAGCTTTCAGTTTTTAGTTTCAACTATGCCTTTTGCAAAGCTTCTAACTTCCGTTGCCTACGGTAACGGAACATTTGTTGCTATTGGTTTTAGTTCAATTTCAGTTTTTTACAGCACTAACGGAACTGATTGGCAAGAAAGAAGCATTGGAGCTTTGAATAGTTTTTTTTGCATCACATACGGCAATGGAAAATTTGTTGCTTTAACTTACACGGCTTCTAAATCCTGTTTCTACAGCACAGATGGAATTACTTGGGCATCTTCAGCTCTGCCTTCTTCAGCGACTTCACAAGCTTGGAAATCCGTTACCTACGGGAACGGAAAATTTGTTGCTATTTCTCGTCTTAGCGACAACGCCCTCTACAGCACAGATGGAATTAATTGGACATCTTCGACTCTGCCCATTGCGGAAGATTGGCAATCCGTCGCCTACGGAAACGGCAAGTTTGTTGCTGTTTCTGGTTCTCAATCTGTTGGTTCTAACAACGCCGCCTACAGCGCAAGTGGTATTACTTGGACATATTTTACTCTGCCTTTTTTGGGAGCATGGAGTTCCATAACTTACGGCAACGGCAAGTTTGTTGTTGTTGATCTCGGATCAAATAAATCCCTTTACAGCACAGATGGAATTACTTGGGCATCTTCAACCCTGCCTTCTTCGGCAAGTTGGCAATCCGTCACCTACGGAAACGGCAAGTTCGTTGCTGTTGCCTACGGCACCACAGCAGCTTACAGCGCTGACGGCATTACTTGGACAGCTTTGAATCTCCCAGATCAAAATTGGCGCTCCCTCACCTATGGAAACGGAAAATTTGTTGCGGTCGCCTATGACTCCAACCAAGCCGCCTACGCAAATGGATAACCCCCCCTCCATGCTCAAGCAAGACCTCTACCGCAGCCCGAAGCTCGCGGTGCGGCGGAGCCCTGTGCATCGCTGGGGAGTCTTTGCCGTGCAGCCTATTGCCGCACATGAACTCCTTGAAGAGTCGCCCTTTTTCTACATCGAAAAGCGCGAGCTCAAGAAAGCCCCCGCGTGCGAGCCATACACTTATTACTTTGACGAATCCTGGAGCGTCGTCGGCCTCGGCCTCGCCGGGCTCTACAACCACGCAACCACCCCCAACGCAGACCACCAACTCGACAAACTGAACGAGGTCATGCGCCACTACTCCACCCGCGCCATCGCAGCCGGTGAGGAGATCACCCTCAACTACGGCGAAGAAAACGCCGCATCCTTCCAGAAAGACTAAATACTATGGCAATGAACATGAGCAGCGGCGGCGGTGGAGGAGGAATGTCCGGTGGGGGAGGGGGCGGCGGTGGCGCGATGAGCGCAGCCCCCGCTATGAGCCAAGCTATGAGCCAAGCTATGAGCGCCGCCATGTCCGGCGGTGGCGGCATGAGCCAAGCCCCCGCCATGAGTGCAGCTATGTCCAGCGGCGGCATGGGTATGGGCATGGGCGGCATGAGCGCCCCGCCAGCCCCGCAGCCGCGCAATTTTGCGGAGGAAATGGGAGCCATATCCGGCTACGCCTCTGCAAACGCCCAATCGCAGGCGGACATCACCGTGGACACCGCAGGCCGCCTCAGCGACCAAGCCATTGACAGCACCGGCGACATCGCCAAGAAGCTCGAAGACAGCACCTACACCGCAGCGGCTAACCAAAATGTCCGCGACGCTGGAACCTCCGCCACCCAGCTTGGCCAGAGCTACAACCAAGTCGGCCAGACTGCCGACCGCGTAGCGGCCTACAACGACCCCGCCCAAGCCCGGCTCAACGAGATGGCCCTCGGCCAACTCTACCGCCCAGACCAACTTTCCTCCCAAGGCGTCTCCGCCGACCAGGCGCAAGGTGCCCGCGTCGCCGATGTCGGCCGTATGCAAGCTGCCCAGGCCGGCGGCCCCGCGAATGTCCAAGGCCCCGCAGGCTACCGCTCCGACCAAGTTTCCTCCCAAGCCGTCTCCGGCGCTCAAGTCGGCCCAGTCGGCGACATGCAAGCCGCCAGTGCCAACGCGGCCCGTATGCGCCAAGTCGCCGATGTGCAAGGCGCTCAGGCCTACGGCCCCGCCGATGTGCAAGCCCGGCGTGCCCGTGCCGCTCAAGGCACCGCCGCGCAAATGGCAGGTGTCGCCGATGTGCAAGGCGCTCAGGCCAACGGCCCCGCCGATGTGCAAGCCCAGCGTGCCCGTGCCGCTCAAGGCACCGCCGCGCAAATGGCAGGTGTCGCCGATGTGCAAGGTGCCAGCGTAGGCGGCATCGAGCGAGTCGGCGGCGTGCAAGTCGGAGGGGTCGATCCCATGCAAGCCGCCCGCGTCCGCCGTGTGCAAGAGATCGGGACTAACAACATCCGCGCCAGCGCCGCCGAGCGCGGCCTCATGCAGGAAGCCCGTGGCAATGGCCTCCTCGGCCAACTCGAAGGCCAAGCCAGCAACGACCTCGCCCTTGGGCGCTCACTCTCCGCCGAGCAATCCCGCGACGCCACCCAATCCGCCCGTGCCGCCTCATCCGCCCGTGGCCTCGGCCTCGGCCAGTCTGCCATGGCCGCCGAGCTCCTCAACCGTGACCGCTTTGCTACTCAGCGCGAAGCCGAACGCCGAGCATTTGCCGGCAATGTCGCCCAGCAAGGCGTCGGCATCCGCACCGCTGCCAACCAAGCCTATGCGCAAAGGCAGGACGCCAACGCAGGCCGCACCCTGCAAGCCGACAGCGCCAACCAAGGCGTGGCCCAACAACGCGCCATGCAGAACGCGCAGTTTCAACAGCAAGCCGGGCTCACCGACAACCAAAACGCCCAGCAACGCGTCCTCGCCGAAGCCGGTTACGCCCAGCAGGCCGCACTCTCAAACCAAGACTTCAGCTTCCGCGCAGGCTCGCAGGATGCCCAGCTCCAACAACAAGCAGCCCTCGCTAACCAGCAGTCCGGTCTCGCCACCAACCAATATAACGCAGGCAACCAACAGCAAATGGCGCTGGCCAACATGCAAAACCGGCAACAGGCGGGCCTCGCAAACCAAGACGCATCTCTACGCGCCGGGCTCGCCAACCAATCCGCCGGACTCCAGCTTGAACTCACTAACGCCCAGCTCCAGCAACAAGCCGCTCTTGCCAATCAGCAGTCCGGTCTCGCCACCAACCAATATAACGCAGGCAACCAACAGCAAATGGCGCTGGCCAACATGCAAAACCG